CAGCTCAGCAGCCTCATAAGCTGAAGGTCGTGGGTTCAAATCCCACCTCCGCAACCAACTGGATGTAGTGAAGTGGTATCACGCCTGTTTTGGGAACAGGAGACCGTAGGTTCGAACCCTGCCATCTGGACTCTACCAATATAGCTCAGCGGAAGAGCAATGGCCTACGAAGCCATGAGTCAAAGGTTCGAATCCTTTTATTGGTACGTAATGGGGTACGCTGGAGTAGGAGAGCCAGGGCAGTCTGTAAAACTGTTGCGTATGCTGAATCAGTTCGAATCTGATTACCTCAACTGTGGCACTAGTTCAATGGTAGAACACTTGGTTGTGGTCCAAGTTATGAGGGTTCAATTCCCTCGTGTCACCCCAGCTCTTGTAGCCCAACTGGTAGAGGCACTTGATTTAGGATCAAGGGGTTGTGAGTTCGAATCTCACCTAGAGCACATGGAAGGTTGGCAGAGTGGCCTAATGCGTTAGTCTTGAAAACTAAAGGGTGTAAAAGCCCCAAGGGTTCAAATCCCTTACCTTCCTCCAGAGTGGTATAGCTCAATTGGTTAGAGCACTTGTCTGATACACAAGAGGTTTCTGGTTCAAGTCCAGATATCACTACGCTTCATTAGCCCAACTGGTAGAGGCATCGGATTCAAAACCCGATTAGTATAGGTTCAAATCCTATATGAAGCACCAAGCCCTTATATCCCAGTGGTAGAGGAAGTGGACTTAAAATCCATACAGCGTTGGTTCGAATCCAACTGGGGGCACTTAGGAGACATAGCTCAGTTGGTAGAGCACTTGTTTTACACACAAGATGTCATAGGTTCGAAACCTATTGTCTCCACGGAAGATTGGCAGAGTGGTCGAATGCAGCGGTTTGCTAAATCGTAGATCGAAAGGTCCACAGGTTCGAATCCTGTATCTTCCGCCATGCCCCTATAGCTCAGTGGTAGAGCTGCGGACTTTTAATCCGTAGGCCCTTGGTTCGAACCCAAGTGGGGGCACTATTCTCCCTTCGTCCAACGGCAGGACACTAGGTTTTGGCCCTAGGAATCGTGGTTCGAATCCACGGGGGAGAGCAAGAAGTGGTATAATTGGTTTGAAAGGTATGTATGACCAATAAAAAGATTTTATATTCTATGGCAGCATGGAATGATTCAACAATAGTCAATACAATGCAGTCAGTCTTAAGAACTGCTGCCTATCCAGAGAATATTGTATTTGCTGTTTGTCTTAATTATGATAATGAAGAGCCAGACTTTTCTTCTATCACTAATGAAATTAGAATAATTAGAGACAAAGAAGATTTTGGAGATAACAAAGCTCCAGGTATTATTCGTGTTAGAAACGCTATCAGAAGATTAATAAAGGATGAAACCTACTTCTGTCAAACAGACGCTCATACAGAGAACCTTGATGGATGGGACGCAATACTTATCCATGATATTGACGAAATGTCTAAAGATCGAAAAGTTATTATTTCAAAACAGGTTGAAAGAATAGATACAATTCATATGGAACCATTTGATGATAATAACAATTGGTATTCAAAATGGTTTTTGTATGGGCATAGATATGAAAACTTTAACATCAGGGCAGAACCAACATTGGATGGACAAAAAGATTTTATAGGTAAGTATAAGATTAATGATAATTATTTTTTAAATAGATATGTATCCTGTAATTTTATATTTGCTAAGGCAGAATGGATATCTGATATGGAATTTCCAGACTACCACGCAATGCCATTTGAGGAGCAAGAACTATCTATTGCCTGCTATGTCAACGGGTATGATGTGGTATCTCCAATTGGGAAAAGATGCTATAATTTTTCTGGTGGGGATCCGAAATATGATTGGCCATATGATGAAAGATGGTGGAAGTTTATTGGTACTAATAGAGATGATAGAAGTCATTGGGCAAGAATTTGGATTGAAGATACTACAGAGATGCGAAATGAAGTAGCAAAACTTATGCTATTCGGCAAAAATAAATATATGAGCTTTGAGGGCCTAGAAAGAACAGTTCATGATTTCTATAAGGCTATTGATAAAGAGAAAGAGTACCTAGAGGTAATAAATGGATCATAACTATTATGAAAGAACTTGGCCAAGTATTCCATCAATGGAAATCTGGATGTCAGATGATATGGAGCCACTCATTGATGACGGGCTTCCAGTATGGGCTGACCCAAATAATCCAGAATGTAAAACTACATATAAATATAATAACTATGGATTAAGATGTGATGACTTTACATTACCTAATCCAGAACAGCATATTGTTTTTGCAGGTAGCGAAATTACGGTTCCAGAAAATATCGATCTTGAAAAAGGCTGGGCACATATAACATATAGTGCATTGCACCCAGGAGAAACTAACTTTAGAAATCTAGCCTATTCTGGTTGTTCAATGCAAAGATTAGTATCTAATATCTTTAAATATTTTAGACACTTCGGAAATCCAGATGTTTTGTGTGTATTGGCTCCAGACGTTATACGTAAGGTTGGGGTAATTGTAGATAAAAATGTATTTAAGACAAAAATCTATAATCAGTACATGGATGTTACACCACCACTAATAGAGCATAATCTATTTGCAGAGCCAGTAGACTATCCATTAACACTTCTTGTGTATGAATACTTGCAGTATGCTAGATTTTTAGAGCAGTACTGTTATGCTACAGGGATTAAGCTATATTGGACATCATTCGATCAATCGACAAATGATGTAATCAAGAAGCATGATTTCAGATATTTCTTTGATGTAGATTTGCCAGAAAACCCAGATGCCGTATGGAATGGTAGCTGGCATCCAAAATTTGCAGAAGCATTTTTAAAGAAGATCAATGAGGGTGGCTATGGAAAAACCATCACTAACTAGACGTGAAATAGATAATTTTAACTTGTGGTATGACACAAAAGATCCACGATTCACAGAAATATCTCAACGATCAAATATCCCCCAGCAATGGTTAACGTATCAAAGGATCTTGGGTGGACCAAACAAAGACTCTATAATTAAACCAATAAACAGATACGTTGAGAGGCTAGTTCCACCACCACAACTAGTTAGCATTGATGGTAATACCATTAGACTTAGACAAGGAAACCATGCAGAGATGTTTTTGCTTGAAAAAGAAGATGGGGAATTCTACAATGTAGATAGACCGTGGCAAAGACAGTACTACAACACCGCCCTTGATTTTGATGGCGGTAGTGAGTGCTTTCCTGGAACCTTTAAGTTCTATGTACCATGGTTTATAGATGCAAATGTGATGGTTCATTTCTTGCCACCAGATGTTCCAACACCATTCAAGACATATGCAACATATGCACAATACTCTGAGGTGCCAAAAGCTGCTATTTTTGTTGAGCCACACTTTGTTGCCTTTAATTTCAAGAGAGTTGGCACTCATATGATCAATGATAAGTTTGGTAAAATACCGAAACAGTCTGCTATGTACGACATGGTATTTACGGTAGATGATATAATAGTAGAAAGAGTAAAGGAATTCTATGAGCAATATAATTAAGTTTTATCCACTAAATGAAGATGTAAAGGTATTTGCACCAGAACCAGTACCAGCACTTAAAAATCTACCACAGTGGTACAAAGATACACCAGGTGTAATTGATATGGGTAATAACCCAGTAGCAGAAGTTGGTCAACCAGCAAGCACAGTAAAAAAATGCATGCCAATTTTTGATGTTATTACTGCTGGATATATTCTAAAACTTCCTATGGATGTGTATGTAGATGCAACTGGTGATAAACTTATTTTCCAGATACCAATGGCAATGGGAAAGTTTAAGGGAGACATGTTTGCAACTCATGAACGCAGACAGTATGATAAGTACCCATATGGAGATAAGTGGCATCAAGATCTTCTTAGAATTATGCCAATGTGGATTATTAAAACACCAAAAGGATTTAGTACGTTAATCACACAACCATTCCACGGTGACTCATCGCCACTATACGCAGTATCTGGTTTAGTAGACACTGATGGTTTTGCCACAGATGGACACTTCTCGTTCTGGGTAGAAAAAGGATTTAAGGGTACAATTCCGCAGGGTACACCAATTGCACAGGTAATTCCTTTTAGGAGAGACGACTGGCAAATGGAATTAGCAGAATATACAGATACACAGAAAGACATTCTGCCACAACGCTTTAGCTTAAGAAGTACATTTAGCAATGGATACAAGAGTAAGTTCAGGTCCAAAAAAGAATGGAAGTAAAGCCTCTAGAGATTACACTAATTCCAGCATATGCTCACGCTCTGCATAATGGTGACCTATCAGCACCAGAGCCAGCGGTTAGACATATCCCAGAATGGTATAGATCTTTAGCAAGGCATGATAAGTCAAATAGTGATATTACCCTAAAGCCAGAAAATCATATTGGTACAGATGGAGCACAGGTATCTACAAAGATGTGTATGCCATATTTTGATGCACTGACTTCAGGATATATGTATGTGCTAGAAGATGATCTCTATGTAGATATGGATGAAGATGGATTCCCTATCCTATCCTGGAAGGGCAATATCATGTTGGTGGATACACGACCAATCTTTGATGTTCCATTGCCAGATAACTGCCATCCAATACATTATGGTTGGAGAATGAACTGGTTCTATGAAACACCACCAGGATATTCTGTGATGATTACCCATCCAATGAATAGGCATGATTTACCATTTTATACATTATCTGGAATAGTGGACTCTGATATTTGGGGTTTACCAGTATTCACAGCATTCTTCCTGAAGCGAAATTTCCGTGGTGTGATTCCAAAAGGAACTCCAATTTTTCAGATGATTCCATTCAAGAGAGATGATTGGCAACTACGTGTTGATAGTTCACAAGAGACTATTGATGAACATTGGTTCCGTGGAGAGAATAGAAGATCTATGTTGTATGGATATTATAAAAAGACAGCTTGGCGTAAAAAGATTTTTGGACTATTCGGAAGAAAGGACAAAGAGATAACCCATGACGAAGCCTAGTGGACACCTAGCAATAATAGTAGTATCTTATAAGGATAAAAATTTATTTAATTTTGTATCAAACTTAGATGCTAATACAACGGTGCAACATTCAATAGAAATTTTTGATCAGAATCCAGTTAAGAGGGAAAATGAGTTCAGTGGTGTTCAGCATTATAGTTACGAGCATTTAATTTGGGATGCTATCTCTGGACCAGTAAAACATAAGATTGACAAGGTTAATAGAAGAATGGAAAATGCAGACTATATCTGCATTATTACGCCAGATTCAGTAGTTAATCCTGGATGGGATACAGAATTAATTAACTTTATAGATTCAAAACCTGCTATAGTATCTGGTGTAGGCAAAGTCAAAATTGGATTTAAGAATAGGTTTGAACTAGAGGCAATATCTCAGCCATTCAATGAGTTCTCTATGTCACAATTTGGTAATAAGAATTTTATCTTTGGGAAATCTGAAGCTTTTAAGAAAATTAGAATGCCAGACTTTTTAAAGTATCGTGGGGAAGATGAGTATTGGGCACTTGCATTTATGTCGCATGGCTATGATATTTATTCTGCACCAGATAGAATTTACACAGATGTCAAGAATAGAACTATAGAGAATACATACCATACCTTTTCATTTGAGCATAACTACAATATTTTGGTAGATATCCTACACAAGATAGATGTAAATAAATATAATTTATCTGAGAATGCAGTTGACAGATTCCTTGAGTTTCATGGCCTTAAGCCAGAAGATATACTTAGATTGCCATACGAGAATAACGATGTTGCGTATGACCCATATGACCTTAAGATGCATGATATGGATGCTAGAAGGTTTATAGCAGGTACGCAGGCAGTCTATTAAGCAGAGATAAGGTATAATATAGATATGAATAGAATCGAAATTGTTAGTAACTTTATGGAAGAGCAGGATGCTGCCGAATACATGAAGCAAGCAAATAATCCACAAAATACTGAACCACAGCCAGAATATTATAAGGATAGGTTTGGCGGTACAGCATTACCATACAATGAGGCAACACGCAGACTCAATAAAAAGTATGGTAGAAAAGCTGCCGAATATGTAAAGAGTCTTTATGGATTTGTTAATCCAGTATATGTTTATAAGGTGTTTATGAACTATACAACAGAGGCTGGTTATGAAGGTCCAGTGCATACAGATTCTGTTGATCCAGAGCCATGGATTGAGTGGAGTACAGTAGTGTATTTCGACAACGAGTTTGAGGGTGCAAAGCTTCACTTTCCAAATCAAGGATTCGTTTATGATCCAGTGCCTAACGAAGCAGTATTCTTTCCATCTGCTGGATCAGAATACATGCACGGTATATCAAAACTAAAATCTGGAAAAAGAATGTCTTTGGTCATATGTCTAACAAGTCTTCCATGGAAGGTTGATCCAGATATGACAGATGGTGGAGATACATTCGACTATGAAGCAAGTATTTACGATATGGATGCACACTCATGAATCATGAAGTATTAGATTTAGGTTTAGTTTATTATACTGATGTTATTGATAACGGGTCAAACATCATTGATAAGATTGAGTCTTTATCTGCAAGAGTTGAAGCTGGTGAGCATGGTACCAACGGATTGCAGGCAGACCCTTGGGAAGCATGGTGGGATGAACACCTACCAAAACCCTTTAACTATAGAAGGCCAATCTTTAGAAAAGAAAACGTATCTCAACATGGATACTATGCAAAAGAATTGACTGAGATTGCTGACCTTGTGTATGGTGGACTAGACAAAGCCTTTGAGCATTATTCAACAGTCCTTTACCCATTTGCAGCAAAGAATATTAAGTCTGAAGAGCCAGGGGATGGAATTTTAAAATACATTGATGGTGGACACCTTCCAGCACACCACGATCATGGAGTTAGCAGCAGAACTATATCTGCCGTAATATATCTTAATGACGACTATGACGGTGGAGAGATAGAGTTCAAACAATCTAATGTTAAGATTAAACCAAGGGCAGGAAGTGTTGTATTCTTTCCATCTAACTACCTATATATACATGAGGTATTTCCTGTATCAAATGGTATTAGATATGCAGTACCACACTGGTATCATAATATGAAGACTCCAGTTATGTCGGATGGAACAGAATGATTAAAAAAATTAAGTTTAAGATTAAATTTTTGATATGGAAATATAAGAATAGAAAAGATTTAAAAGAAAGGAACTACATCTACTAATGAGAATTGGTAATGATAAAGATGCCAATGGTGCTATGATTTCTGCTACCATTAATAGGCCTCCAGCACTATTATATCTATTTGGACAGCTGGTAAATAGTGAAGCTATGGGATTTCAACCAGAACTAGTTCAGAGTGGTTGGCGTAATAGTTTGGATAATCCAAATCACTGGGAAGTAAAGCTTGGAGAAAATAGTGTAAAGGTTAACTCTAGTGGTTTTAGATCGGATGAATTTACAAAAGAACATGATGGTAAGCATATACTGTTTTCTGGATGTTCTGAGACATGGGGAGACGGAAATTATATTGAAGATGTCTGGGCATACAAAGTATATGAAGAAATTTCCAAAAATGTAAAGACTAGTGGATTTTTTAATCTTGGATTTCCTGGTACAAGCATCGCACATGAAATTTTTTATATTTTTAAATACATAAATACATATGGCATGCCAGATGCAATATTTTTCTTTATGCCAAATGCTACCAGATTTATGACTATTGACCCAAATCATGGCAAGGGCACGGCTGGCATTGGTAGCTCTATGATGGGCGATGGGATGAGCCCAGACGACTTTTCACAAAAATTCATACTATATATAACCTATGAGCTATATTCAATGCTACACACATTATGTGAGCAAACTGGCACAAAATTAATATCCTCATCCTGGTCTGTTGAGGATGCTGGAGAAAAAGACCCAACAAAACAGCTTACTGGAATAACTGACAACCTATTGGCTGGATTTGATTCAGTGTTTACACTGGATATGGGAGAGCCAAGAGAAAAGTTTTTGTTTGATTATATACAAAAATTCCCAGACGCAAAAATTACTGCAATAGATAATATTCATTCTGGTGATGCAGAGCAAGCTTTTTATGCAAACATGTTCTTAGGAAAATACAATGAAGATCCTTGGGTTTAATGAAACTTCTCACGATGCAGCTGTGTCTGTGATCGAAGACAATAAGATTGTATTTGCAGGCCATGCTGAACGCTACAGTAAGACAAAGAATGACTGGTATACAAATGATGCATTATGGCAAGATGCACTAAAAGGGTCTGAGCCAGATGCAATCGTATACTACGAAAAGCCATTTCTAAAAAGACTGAGATTGATTTTGCGTGGTGGAGCAGCAGACTGGAAACCAAAGCATAAATACGATAAAACATTCAAGCATCACTATACGCATGCTTGTGCAGGGTATTATACAAGTAAGTTTGATAAAGCTGCTATAGTGGTATTAGATGCCATGGGAGAATTTTCTACTTCAACTGTATGGTCAGGTGATGGTGAAGAGATTAAGTTAGTAAAGGAAATTAAGTATCCACTAAGCTTTGGCCTATTCTATTCAGCATTTACACAACTAATTGGCTTGATGCCAAATCAAGAAGAGTATATTCTTATGGGTATGGCTGCATATGGAAATCCAGACACGTACTATAAAGATGTTTTAAAGTATTTTCCATGCACTGGTGAGCAAAAGTATAATTATCATAAAGGCATTCATGACTGGCCATACAAAATTGTAAATGATCAAGATAAGTTTGATATAGCTGCAGCAGTGCAAAAGGTATACGAACAAAGACTATGGGATTTTATGTGTCATACAAAAGTAACGTTGCTCCCAGGTTATGAAAATCTAGTATTTATGGGTGGCTGTGCCTTGAATAGTAAGGCAAATACAATGCTATGGAATATATTCAAAGATGTTTGGATTATGCCTAATCCTGGAGATGCTGGAAGCTCTTTGGGTGCTGCTCTTGCATTACACGGAAAGCATATTGACTGGGAAGGCCCATATCTTGGTTATGATTTGGGAAATGAGTATCCAGTTGATAAAGCTTTTAATGGTTTAATGATTAATAAGGTTGTTGCCATTGCATCTGGAAGGGCAGAATTTGGTCCACGAGCATTGGGTAATAGATCAATCCTTGCTGATCCAAGAGATCCAAACATTAAAGACAAAGTAAACTTAATTAAACAGAGAGAATTGTTTAGACCATTTGCACCTGTTGTTATGGCAGAGCATGCATCTGAATGGTTCGATATGAATTTTGAGTCACCATACATGCAGTATACAGTCAAATGCCTGAAGCCAGAGCTAGTACCATCTGTTGTACATGCTGATGGAACATCAAGGGTGCAGACGGTAACGAGAGAGCAGCATCCAGGCTTGTATGCATTGCTAGAGCGTTTCTATCAGGCTACTGGTGTACCAATACTGCTTAATACTAGCCTAAACGTAAAAGGGCAGCCACTATTAAATGATGAGGCAGATATCAAGTTATGGGAAGAAACTTATAAAACTAAGATTGTGATATAATTAACATATGTCAGATAGAAGCGAATTATTTCAAGAAATTTTTGGTATGAGCAAGAAGCCACCAGTTGATCCAGTTACACCTGGAACATTAACAAATCAAGATATTTTTGGTCCACTCACACCAATCCATAGACGTATTACAGATCAGGAGTGGGGACAGACAAACAATGGCCTACCAGAAAGCTGGCAGGGCAAAGATGCCAAATAAAGATAAGACAATCTTTATTACAATACCTGCATATAATGATCCACTTTTACTAAGAACAATAGATTTGGCATTAACAAATGCATTGTTTCCAGAAAGACTATTTTTCTGTATAGGTATTCAGTATGATGATGACAAAATGCCAGACTTGTCACAATATGACAATAACCCAAACTTTAATTTTATATTTTATGATGTAAAAGAACGACCAGGGGTATATTGGATTAGGCGTGAAATGTCACATAAGTATTCTGGACAAGACTACTTTTTGATGATTGATTCTCATATGACGTTTGCAAAATATTGGGATGCATCATTAATTAACGATTACGAGAATTTAAGAATGCTACATGGAGACAGAACTATCTTAACTAGAGCATCAGACGTATATCTTGGAAATACCTTTGAGTCAAATCAGGTGCATGCTATGTGGACTTGGAAAGTATCTTGGGATAATGAGATAGGAAATATTGAAAGAACTATTATTCCATGGGTCTACGATAAACAATGGGATGGTGATAGATTCCAGAAAACACCATATGCTTGTAGTCATTTCTTCTTTACAAATGGATTCTATCTTTCTGATGTTGGATTCTTAGATGGTATTAGGTCATATACAGAAGAACTGACTATTACAATTTCATCATTCTTGTCTGGATGGGACATATATAACATGCCAGAATATGTTCATATTGGGCATGACTCAACCCCAACTGCTCAAGCACTTTATGGCAAAGACAACTTTACAATTGCAGAAGGAAAGAAATATCAATCAATTTTTGAAACACCAGAAGAAAAACTGGAAATTCAAAAGTTCGTTCTCCTTGATAACTCAAAGGTATTCAAGGTTAAGAACCAAAGACGTAATATCTCTGAGTATTATGATCTCGGAGATCCTGACTTGAAAAAGGCACAAGAGGTATTTATAGAACTTCTTGGCCTTGATCAAAACTAGACTATAAGGAGGCCAGAGATGGCAGAAAAAGGAACAAGAGCACTCCTACTTGAAGTAATTCAAAAAGAGATAGGTGTCATTGAAGGTCCTAAAGATAATGAAACTAAGTATGGTGCATATACTAAGGCAAACTTCTTGCCATGGTGTGGATCATTTGTTATGTGGTCAGCAAATCAAGCTGGGGTAAAGGTTCCTAATACTGTTTACACACCAGCAGGCGTTGCAGCTTTTAAAAAAGCAAACAAGTGGGTACCAGTAAAGGGAAATAAGCCACAGCCAGGATGGGTAGTTTACTTTGACTTCCCAGGTGGACGTGACATTGATCACGTTGGATGGGTGCTAAAAGATAATGGCGATGGAACTGCATGGTGTATTGAAGGAAATACGTCTGCAGATGGCAAGAAGGGTAGCCAGTCAAATGGCGGAGAATGTGCAAAGAAACTTCGTGCATATGGACCAAATAAAAAGAATTTGCCAGTATTCATCGCAGGGTATGGAGCAGTTGACTATCCAGATGCAGTGTCCGAACCTATTAAAACACTTGAAGAAAAGAAGGTTGAACTAGCAGCAGTTGCAAAGTCGCAAGGTGCAGAAGTTCCTCCTGTTAAACTTTTCACACCAATTAAAAAGGGTGCAAAAGGCCAGAGCGTGAAAAACATTCAAGCTCTTCTGAAGATTGGATCAGATGGAGAATTTGGTCCAGGAACAGAAAAGGCAGTGAAGAATTTCCAGAAAAAGGAAAAGCTTCCTACCACAGGTATCGTTGACGAGGAAACATTCCGTAGACTCAAGGGTGTCAAGTAATTAATTAGGAGAAGGAAAAATGGCTGAAGTTAGCCTACATCCAGTAGTAGCAGAAAAAGGGCTAACTCCAGGTACGCCAGAGGCTGTACTTGCAGTTGCTGATTTTTTTGTTAAGCTGAAATACGAAGACAATAAAGCAAACAAAGACAATATCTTTGGTAAGTGGTTTGGTGCAAATCACACTGCATGGTGTGCAGAGTTTGTATCATACTGCTTTAACAAGGGTGGTGCTGGAGAGATTGTAAATGGACTCCAGACTCCAAAGGGATACCTATCGTGTAGAGCAGGTATTGCAGCTATGAAGAAGCGTGGGTATAAACAAGTACCCGTAGCTGAAGCACAGCCAGGAGATATTATCTTCTTTGACTGGGAGCATGACCATGACCCAGATCACACAGGAATTGTTCTTAAGAATAATCCTGCGAAAAAGACAGTCACCTGCCGTGAAGGAAATACATCTCGTGGAGATGGCTCTAGATCAAATGGTGGACAGGTTGCACAGAGAGATCGTGCATATAGCCTAGTGTTTGCTGTCTTCCGTCCTAACTGGAAGGTTGGGGGAACTACTGCTGCTAAGCCAGCAACTGCAGTGGTAGAGGCTCCAGCAGCTAAGCCAGCTGCAAAGCCAGTTGCAAAAGCACCAGCAAAAGTATATACTGTTAAGGCAGGAGACACTTTATCTGCAATTGCTTTGGCAAATAAGACTACTGTTGATAATTTAGTTAAGCTTAATGCCATTAAGAATGCTAATGCTATTAAGATTGGTCAAAAAATTAAGCTTGCCTAGTTGACAAGCTACTGCATTGGGTGGTATACTTAATATAGTATGCCACCCTTTGTGGCATTTATCTAGGAGGAAATATGGAATCCAAGAAAAGAAGTCTTATTAAGACACTATCATGGCACACTGTTCATATAGTAATGGTTGGCCTTGTTGCATTTATTGTAACTAAACGACTTGACCTTGCAGCAATTATTGCATCTGCAGAACTTGTTTGGGAGTCAGTATTGTACTTTGCACACGAACGTGCATGGGCTAAGTGGGGGAAGCACCTACACTAATGCCAGTATATGAATATGCATGTACCTCATGTGATAATACTTTGACAGAAACCAGAAGCATTCATGATCCATCCCCAGAGCATGTGTGCGTCAAGTGTGGATATAGAATGAAACAAATTTTAGGTACGCCTGCTATTCATTTTAAGGGTAGCGGTTTTTATAAAACAGATTCTAAGTAGGAGATACTATGGATGCAGTAGAAGAAAAGCAGTGGGTATTAACTGCAAATGATAGGTGCGATTCTTGTGGTGCTCAGGCATACGTACAGGTAACTGGTGTATCTGGAGACCTGCTTTTTTGTGCACATCACTATAATGCAATTATGGATAATGCTATTGGCTATGATAAGATGATGAAGTTTGCCTATAGCTTTGTTGATGAAAGAGAAAGATTATCAGGAGATGAGTAAGAGAGTACTTCTAACGGGTGCATCTGGGCTTCTTGGCTCACATGCACTTAAGCGTATCCTAAAGACTACAGACTGGGAAGTTGTGTGTCTTGTAACATTTACACATAAGGGAATTCAGGATAGAGTTATCGCTGCAGGTGATGAAGACTTTGATAGGGTCAAGGTACTAATTTGTGACCTTTCATCACCAATATCAGATGTTACTAGACAGAAGATTGGCCACATAGACTATGTCATTAACTTTGCAAGCGAAAGCCATGTTGATCGTAGTATTGCAAACCCAGCACCATTTATTATCAATAATGTTCAGCTAATCTGCAATCTGCTTGACTGGGCTAGAGAAGCAAAGCCAGAGAAATTTGTTCATGTTTCAACAGACGAAGTCTTTGGTCCATACCAAGATAGACACTTTGTAGAGTGGGATACGCACCTTCCAAGTAATCCGTACAGTGCATCAAAAGCAGCACAAGAGGATATTATATTTGCATATTGGAGAACATACAATATTCCAGTTGCAATTGTTAACGTCATGAATATTGTAGGTGAGTTTCAGAATGTTGAAAAGTTTACACCTATGATTATTAAAAAGATTCTTAATAATGAAACAGTAGATATACACACATATGATGATGGTAAGATTGGCAAGCGTTTTTGGCTATATGCTGGCAATATGGCATCTGCACTAATGCATGTCCTAGATCAGCCTATCTGGTTGCCATCGGATGCAAACAGGCCACTGAGATTTAATATTGCTGGTGATGCAGAATATTCTAATCTAGATTGGGCACAAAAAATAGCAAAGATCATAGGCAAAGATTTAAAGTATAGATTTCTTGATTCTTCGCTTTCAAGGCCAGGGTATGACTCAAGCTATGCTTTAGACAATAGCAAGCTTTTAGATTCTGGATGGACACCACCATATGATCTAGACGAAGCACTGGATAGAATTGTAAAATGGTATATGGAGAACCCAGAATGGTTGTAAGAGAAATTTGTAGAGCATGTAATAGTTCTAATCTGTTTACTGCAATTGATCTTGGACTACAGCCTGTAGCAGGTGCTTTTGTAAAAGAAAAAGAGCCAAGCTATCTGTATCCAAATAAAATGCTAATGTGCCAGGACTGTGGTCTTGGGCAACTATCCCATGATTTAGCACCAGCATCATTGTATAAAAATTATAATTGGCGTACATCAACAAGTAAATCGTACATTGAATATATACATGCATTTGCTGATAAAGAGATTATCCCAAGAATTAATCCTGGTGAATGGGTTTTAGAAATTGCAAGCAATGATGGATACTTATTAAAATATTTAAAGTCAAAGGGTATAGATGTATTAGGGGTGGATCCTGCTGATAACATCTCTATGTATGCTATTTGTGACGGTGTTCCAGTTATCACCGACTTCTTTAAGGCAGAGCTTGCTGAAAAGATTGTAGAGTTAAAGGGTAAGCCAAAGTGGATTGTAGCTAATAATGTGATGGCACACACACCAGACATACAAAGTTTTGTTGCAGGAATATCAGCACTATGTGATAGCAATACTATAGTAACCATTGAAAATCCAACAGTTATGAATATATTAGATCATGACCATTTTGATGTAATATTCCATGAGCATTACTCTTATTTGTCTGCATACTCTGTAGCAAAACTTGCTAATAAGTTTGGGCTATCTTTATTTAATGTGCAGTCTACACCACCACAGGGTGGGTCAAATAGGTATTGGCTTAAGCAGGGTGGGGATATAGAGGAAGGTGTCCGTACTGCTATTAGGGAAGAGATTGCTTATGGTCTTGTAGATAGGCTAAAGTGGAATGAGACACAAAAGCGTATCACAGAACAAGTGGCAAAATTTAATGGCAAGGTTGAATCAATATGGCAGGCAGGTGGAGTTATTTGTGGTCTTGGTGCTTCTGCTAAGTCAACCGTAATGATTAACTTTGCTGACATACAGCCTGGAAGAATTTCTGCAATTGCAGATGACGTAAAAGAAAAACAGGGATATCGCATTCCTAAAATTAATATACCGATAACAAGTACAGAAGAAATGCTAAAGCTTAATCCAACTGATATAATAGTCTTTGCATGGAACATCAAGGACGAGCTTGAATCAAAGCTAAGGAGCCTTGGGTACACTGGAAATGTTTGGGTATGGAACGGAGAATAATATGTACGAGTATTATGTAAATGAAGTAACTAACGTAGTAGATGGAGATACCATTGACGTTGTAATTGATCTAGGATTTGATATCCTATTTAAGAGTCGTGTACGCTTGGCTGGTATCGATACCCCAGAATCACGCACTGCAGATAAAGCTGAGAAGGCTCTAGGCCTTGAGGCCAAAGAGTATCTAAAGAAGCATATTAAAGGTGCTAAGAAGGTTGTTATCCGTACAGAAAAGATGGACTCATCTGAAAAGTATGGTCGCATTCTTGGATGGGTATATCTTGATGACGAGTCAGAGTCTATTAATAACAAGATGATTAATGATGGTTATGCTTGGGGATATCTTGGAGAAACAAAGGTTAAAGATTTTGATGCACTTGCAAAAGCAAGAGCTAAAGCTGCCAATAAAACCAAGTAATTAAACTGGAGTATAATATTCTTATGGAATATCTTCTTGGATCTATCCTAACTCTCATAACAATAGCTATTGTTTCTAAGAGATTTAGTGAGAGCGAATCCGTAAAGATGAAGGTCAATATTCAGTATAACCAGACCAGATCATTTGAGCTACAAAGACCACTTGAGATTTTTAAAGCTATGATAATTGCTGTTGAAAAAGGTGTGAATAATCAGACCAACAAACATCATGCCTCTCTGCATGTCAAGGTTGTTATTGCACAAAATGAAGCCTACTGGATTTCTAATAACAAATTCTATGTTGCTGATGTAGTGGATAGAATGGTTGTGGAAGGCTCGGAGAGGGAAGTTGACACAATGACCATGGATGATGTACAATTAAAGAGAATAGAAGAAATAGTAGAAATACTTAGAAAGGACGATGAAGATGATCGTGGTGGTGCAGGGTACAAAAAGCTTTGATGATTACCAAACATTCTTGGCTGGTATGAGAACTGCTCTGTTGAATAGAAATGAAGATGACAAGACCTTCACCGTATTTTCTGCAGGACCTTTGAATATCAACAATATGGCTATGGAGTTTGTAAATATCTCTGAGCGTACGCTAAAGGCTAAGGGGATTAAAACTAAATTAGTTAAGATTCCTCCAAGTTGGATTGCTGATAATCATTATGATATAGATTTCTTTGCATATTATTGCAATAGAAAAGAGGACCTACCTATAATGGTCCAAGACATGAATGCAAAAGATGTAAATGTACAAATTTACAGACCATAAAACATATAACAAATAAGGAGAAAATCTAATGAACGTTAAGTCATTGGAAAAGATGGAATCAATCGTAAGGTCAAATAGATCGCTTAGCTGGATTGGTTGGGATGTAATGAATACAATTCCAAATCCTACAGCATGGTCAAAGCCAAACGGTGTTTTTATTCGTGGGCGTTGGTATATTAAGCAAGTATTTCCAGTAACAGAAAATGGATGGAACATACCAGATAAGCTTGTGAGGTAGTGCATGGCAATACCTACAACAGAGTGGATGAAGCAGGCAAGATGTAAGAATTTTGATACTGAATTATTCTTTGATAAATATGAAGAAGATGTTGAGCTAAGAGAAGATGTTGACACTATGTGTTCTATGTGCCCAGTTGCACGACATTGCTTAGCCAATGGAGTTTCCCACAAGGGCTGGGGAGTCTGGGGAGGAATCTATCTAGTGGATGGAGAAATCTCACGTGAATTCAATAATCATAAAACTAAGGCTAAGTGGGCAGCCACTTGGAAGTATTTGACGGTGGACTAATGTCACTATTTTTAGATGATAACAGAATGATATTCTGCACACCACAAACCTTAACAGAAGATCTTTTTAAGATTGAAAACTCAGAAGATCTTGCTAGACAGGTTCTTGGTGTAATAAAAAGCAAGTTCGATGCAGTAAACGTATTCTCTGGACTTCTTGAAGGACATAAAAGGATAAATGCATTTGCCATCTTGGGCGATGGATATGTTGTATGTGATGACCTGAACATTAATCATTTTGTCGGTACAAGAGATATAGTCGCATATTATGATGAACTAGATGTTACAGTAAATGCTCCTAAGATTCTGTTTGAGCTATCGTATAGTGATGCACCTAAAGTTTGGGGCAATGGGCCAAGACTTTACGAGGTAGAGGCATTGATTAGAGATAAATATACTATTAATATTCATGCCAATAGTGAGGAAGAAGCCCTAGCTATTGCAGATAAAATAGATGTATCAGAATGGAAGCATCCAGACGTATTAGAAGATGCCCATCTAAATGATAGAAGACTAATTAGGCATGCTAGATGGGGAAACCTATCCGTGAAAGAGATTGAGTAAATGTATACAGATCAAATGAGGTCAGCTTTTAGATCACTAGCACATCTTGCACCAAAAGGTTTCAAGGTAACGCTTGTTGATAATGAGCATTTTATAACAATTAAGGCAGCAGAAGCTGACTTTCTTAAATTATCTTATGACGATAAGTTAAAAGCAGTAGAGTATATGATTAGGTCTAAAAAGGCTTTAGAGGAAAATGGAGCGATTGTTCTCCTGGTTCGTGAAGGCGGTCAGGAGCTATGATACATCCGCTATGGGGGCTAGTATTTTTTGCAGGTGGATGGATTGTAAGCTACATACAGAATAGGAACTATGACAAAAAAGATTAAGATTGTTATTGCATCGTTGCTTGCAACTGGTGTGGTCATATCAATATATTTTGCAGCACAGTTGACAAAACTTGTGGAATCCGATATACTAGATATATCTGAAGACGAAGAGGAATGGTTCTAATGCAAACTTTCTTGCCATCAAAAAACTTTGACGTGGCTGCCAACATGCTTGATTCAAAGCGACTCAATAAGCAAATCTTAGAGTCATATCAAATTCTTAAGGTGTTATCCAACAAAGATCCAAAAGCTGCATGGCGTAATCATCCTGCTGTAAAGATGTGGCGTGGACATGAGCATGGGTTGTTTACCTATACACTTGCTATGGTAAATGAAGCTAATAAGCGTGGTATTAAAACTGATAAGAATATGGAAAATCTTATTGCTCTACGTGTTATTTTTGTATCAGAGTGGGGCAGTGGATTTCCATCGTGGTTCTACAACCAGTCTGAGATGAAGCGAATTACTACAACACATCGTGCACGTCTTTATGTAAAAGATCCAGAGTACTACTTTAAGTTTAAGTCATATTTAGACCATGCATCGAATAAGCCTTGTTGTGAAGGATGCAACTATTATTGGCCTACACATCTAGTAGATAAGGCATTAGCTAAATGATTGACACTATAATAATTTCTATATTATCTATTGTTGTAATAGTATTACTATATGGCCTAGCCTATATAAAAAAGAAGCAGATTGATCAGTTTCTAGTTCTTATACAGTCTCAGCTTGACAACGACTTGCTATCAAAAAGACTTGCACAAATTGCTCAAGAGAAACAGCTTGTTGAGTCAGAAGACTTTATGAGATTTATGACCGAGAGTCGGGACTATGCTTTTGAGTATATTAGTACAGTGCAGGAAGCAGTAAAAGAATATAACAATGCTATAGAGCCAGTATTTGCTTATTATCTTAAATATGGAAAGCTAATGGGTGAGAGCCCAGATACAGACCATCTAGATAAAATTATTGCTGCTCACACAGAATTTATGAAAATAATGCCATCGGAGCCAGGCAAATGATGGAGTTAAAGTCAGATAATGACTATTTAAAATATTTCTACACAGTATGTGATATCTTAAACTGTGAGAAAATGTCTACACATAAGTATGATCTTGGAGACAAGACCATAGAGGTTTGTGAAGAACATTGTGAAAGACTTATTAAAGAATTTTTAATAAGCTAACATGATATACTAATAAGGTATCCGAGGAGGAATACTATGAATGAACAACTAAAAGCAATGCTTGCATCCTATGGACGCTCAGTACTTGGTGCTGGGATTGCCCTATACATGTCAGGTGTAACTGATCCTAAGCAATTAGCTTATGCATTAGTTGCTGCACTTGCACCAGTAGCACTTCGCTACATCAATCCTAACGATAAGTCGTTTGGTCGTCTGCCAAAGGTAGAGGAAGTTGATGCTGCACTTAAAACAGTTAAGGCAGTTAAGAAGGCTCCTGCAAAGAAGGCAGTGGCCAAGAAAGCTCCTGCTAAGAAAACAGCAACTAAGTAATTAGTTACTATAAGAATAGGCCACTATATGTGGTCTATTTTTTTTATTCAAATAAGTTTACGTACTGTGGTTCGTATGGATATGTAAGTCCTTCTCTTCTGAGATCAGACTCTTTGTCAGTTCCAAAATACAAAAATGAAACAATTGTCCATCTATGTTTATCTCCAAATACATCGTGGATTCTGTGTTCATAAGAATATCCAGATGGGAAAATAAAAAGTTGATTTGCCTTTGGCTTAATCTTTACCCCAAAGTGAATAAATTCTAACTCTCCACCCTCATAGTCATCGTTAGGATAGTAAACAATTGAAACTGTTCTTGGCGTAGAGAATGTGTCATCAGAATGTGCACCAAAGAATTCACCAGGAGAATATCTAGAAATTCTTAAAGACTCTCTTGAATGTGGATCTAGTGTCCAGTGATGAAGGTATGAGCTGATTGGACCACTGATGGCCTCAATAGCTTCTGGCCACTTATAAATCCAACATGTGTCAGATTGCTTTCCATTCTCTCTTGTCCATCTCTTATCGTCAAAGAAATCTTCTCTGACCCACTTTGTGTACCCAGGATCATCCTTGTGTTTTTCCCAAAACTCTGGCTCAAGAAGTTCGTTAAAATATTTCATGGCATCTGGCCATACATCACTATAGATATGTACCCCAGGAATAGGAGATTCATACTTATACTGTGTACCATCAAAATCTTCTGTGATACCATTCTTCATGTTTTCTAGTCTAAACTTATCCATGCTTTAATTATACCATATTCCTATATTCTGAATTTTATGCTATAATTAAGGTTATGGATAGATTAACTATAGATGGCCTACAGGCACTACTTGCTGACACTGTAGCACTTAAATTTAAAGCACATGGATACCACTGGAATGTTGAGGGGGATGATTTCCCACAGTGGCATGATAAGTTTGCAGCAGTCTATGAAGATATGGATAATGCCATCGATGGTTTTGCGGAGTGGATCCGTATGATTGATATCAATTCATTTCCGAAGTTTAATCTTGCAGATTATGCATCACTAACTACTGTTGAATTCCCAGCAATTCCTACTGACCCAGTAATGATGGCTGCTGATTTGTGTGCATCAATTGAAGCAATAACTGTAAAGATTGTTATGCTTGCAGATCATACAACCAATATGAAGCAATATGGTCTTGCAAATTTCCTTGGTGATCGTCAAACTGCTCACCAGAAATGGTGTTGGCAGCTTGGTGTTGCTCTAAAAAATATGGGGGAATAATGTCAGACACTGCATCAGTACAGACATCAGATGTACCAGAGAATCCATCCAATAGTCTTAATCCTAGCGTTGGAATAAAAAAGCCTCAGTATATGAAGCATAATCCTAATAGCAAAGATTGCAAATGCGATAAGTGTATGAAAACTAAGGCAGATGATTTTTGGTCTGGCTCAGCTTTTGCAAAAAAGACTAATAGATAAACTTAGTTTTCTTTTTTAGCTGTTTGTTTATTTTTTTAAATCTATACCAGACAACTATTTTTTTTATCATGCCCAACCTCTTTTAGTAATTTCATTAGAGAATTCTTCTGCCCACCATTGATTAATTAGTATGCCAGCATGGCCATCTCTTCTTGCAAAATCTTGTGGCTGAATCTTTCCATCTGGTCTATGCTTACGAACATAATCTTGCATCTTCTTTTCACTTAGACTTATGTAATTCTTTGATAAGTTGGCAAGTTCATAATTCACATTTTCTTCATAATCCCAGGAAGCCCATAGCATTTTTGTCCCTATTGACTCACAGTATTTTTCAAATAGCTTCCAGCTTAATGCAAAATCTACGAATGATCTTCTATGCTCATCTTCAGTAAATGGCTTTTCTAAAAGTTGTCCATCTGGAATCTTTCCGATATGTTCTTCTTCTTCCTTGCTAAGTTCTACACCATTAGGATATCTTTGAATATACACATATGTTTCATCGTGCCAAACAAAGAATCTTCCAATTGCTGGAAGCAAAGCAAATAGATATTCTGGGGCACCATACTTTTCAACATACACCATAAAATTACTAATTACCTTTTGCCATCCATAGCCACCTTTAGCTATACTATAAAATCCAGAATCTGGATAGAGACTATCACGCACAATTTTTGACCACACTGTGTCTAGAGGTGCTGCCCATCCTTCAGTTTGCGAACATCCAGCAAACAAAACATGTGTGTTGGTATGGTCAGATACAAACTCATCACACCTATAGAATTCACTATTAAAGTTATAAATAACAGTACCATCATCTTCTGCTCTCTCAGTTGGTAGAACTGTTAATATACGTGGAAACTCTTTCTGTCCTGGTTCAGTCTTAGCCCAGGTCTTATCAAACTTATTATAAAATACATCGTCTATTGCACCACGGAAGTTTTTAAAAATATGCTTTTTACTCAATTGGAAACCTTTCTAATGTATATGTCATAGAACCCGACTGGATGTAATGCCAAGCCATCAACAGTCCAATTCTTATTGATCTTTAAGAATTCATTAACTGTTTGGAATGTTCCATAGGCTTGTTCTTCAATAACACCATCCCAAATAGTGTAATCATTTAGGCCAATTATTCCACCAACATCAACTAAATCCTTTGACATCTTGAGCACTTCTCGTGTTGTAATTCTATCATTTGATATATCTATATATATAAAATCATATTTGTCGGTTAATGTTGGTAAGATTTGCTCTGCTGCACCTTTAACTGTTCTTACTCCAGGATGCCAAGAAAAAAGATCTTGTACATATTGTTCGTGTGTTTCTGGGGTATATAAAAGCTCATGCTTCATTCCATCACATTTACACTCGCCAAATTTACGCCAAGACCAGCATTTTAAATCTTGATTATATGTATCTAATAGTACAGCACTCTTTGCATTTGATCCATTTATAAACATTTGTGCAGAATATCCCCATGCTACACCAATTTCTAGATATCTTATTCCTTGTGGAAGATGTCTTGCATACTCTTCTCTAGTTGAGTAAATCTTTGCACCATCTAGCTGTGCCTGACTGATATTATGTGCATGTTCTACAGATGTGTTATCGTCAAAATTATTGTCAAAGCTGTTATATGGCAGCTCTGGTCTTATCCATTTAGCCATAGTTAATTATATCACAAACACAAAAATGTTGATATAATGGTATTGTCCTCATACGGGTCTACTCTTAGGATGGATTAGTTACCTATTTTATGACCACGGGCCATCGTTGCTTGAATACCCGTATGGGGATTATTTAATTCCAAGATCCTTTTGACGCTTATCAAAAGCTATAAGTGCAGCCTGATAATCATCCTTTAGTTTTGAAGTCATATGGAATTTTTCCACCATCTCTTTAATAATATAATATTCTTCTGGCTTTTCAATTGGCCAAGCATTGGCAGCACCAGAGGTATAGTTGACATCATGCTTAGATCTTTCAATCATTAGATTAAGATGTTTATCAATCTGTTCTTGTGTTTGTAGTCTGCATTCTCCAGTTCCACCTGCAAGTCTGTAGAGATGTGGCAGAATAAGTGGAAGCTCTTGCGTAGTTTGTTCAAACGTAAAAGGAATAATTCTGTCAATAGCAAGCATGGATCCATATGTGTACCCTTCCCACATTTTTGATTCCTGGTACATAGATTCTGCAATGTACTCTTCTTTTTTGTCACGAAAGAAGGCCATATTTCCTTCAACAATTTCTGGTCTACCAGCAATAGTTGAGTTACCAAAGCCATAAGATGTTTTTAGTATCTGTGAGGTAATTGCATCAACTGGGTCTCTCATCACTGTTGTCATTGTGGTATCTGGAAGCTCTGCCCTAAATAAAAGTGGTTCGTGACAAAGAATAATCCAGTTATCTGACTGACTCCACTCACCAGCGTTTCTTGGGTTACGCCAATCCCTATCGTTATGCTGATACATATCTCTGATCAAATCAAAAAAGAAAAACCCACCAGTTCTTGGCATGGTATTAAGAATAATTTTATACACGAGGTTCCCTTCTAGTGTGTGGATCATTAATGATGCTATCTGTATCTGTTATACCAGTTAGTTGAGTTATAGTTTTACTAAAAATCTCATCAGTTATAATTATAGCATTATCCATATCTACCTGTGGGTCTCTAGTAATTTCCAGTGTAAATGGGTTATATCCGATAAAGTCTATAAAATCCTCTACAGATCTTTCCTTGAAGGCACCAAAATCTTTATTATGCCTTATTTCTGGGTCAGTAAATATCTTTTTAAATTTATCATATGACTCTAAATTTGCTGCCCTAATTCTAGCCTGTTGCTCTGGCCTATCCCACCTAATATGTCTAACAAACTTATCACTTCTGTCGCTTGGATTCCAGTAGTTAAAGTTATTGGTATATAGATGTGTTGGGGACACTACTTCATAACCTGCAGTCCAAGCACGAAGCATAGAAAGCTGTTGCTCAAAGCACTGTGCCATATTTTTTGCAAATGGGACTTCTCTGATATAGTCTGAATATGAAAAGACCATATTTCCGTTATAAAAGTTTTCTTTGATCATTAGGTTATTTGGTTTTGCAACCACCAAGCCATTAAGAGCGATTGGCTCTGGGAAGTCCAGAGTCTTTCCAATTACCTCCCACTCACCCATGTCTGGGTATGAAGTTAGTGGGTCAGCAATCAGCTCATCCTTCCAGCTATCAAAATAAATAGTTTGAGAATTTATTATGCTCTTGCCAAAAACTATGTTGGCTATCAAAAGCTCTGCCTCAAGCATTACGTCCCAATTTTTTCTAAACTTTGTGTGACAGTCTACTTGCATATAGTAAGCTTCGTCAGTCATAAACTCATCAATGATCATCTGCTTAATGTCGCATAAATAGTCTGGTGCATCATCTCCATGTACCTTCTTAATATTGATATTGGCATCTGGAAGTTTATCCTGAATAGAGTCAACCATCCAGTCATCTTCTGGGTAGCCTTGGAACAACACACCAAATACAAGTCTATCTTTATTATAGGCTTGATCATATGCTGACTTTATTGTTTCATAAACAAATGGATCTCTCCAGCTTGGCATTGCTACGAATATCTTATTGTTCATCTCCGTGTCTTTCATATTCTCTTTGTTTGTGGCAGTTTGAACAAACCACATCACATTTCTTTACCTCAGCCCAAGCTGCATCCTTGCCATACCTTCTAAGTACACGATATACAAGATCAACCTTTTTTACACCAGGTCTATGGTCAAACTCAAGTATATAATGAGGGTACTTGGTCTTACAATCCTTGCACCCCATCTTTTCCTTATATGCCTGAAACTGAGAGTATTGATTCATTGATAATATTATACCAAACAAAGGTATAATAGTTTTATGAAACTAGAAGCTTTTGACTACGATTTAGATGAAAGATATGCATTCCTACTACAAAAGATGGATGATATCACTTCTGAGATATATAGTCTTGGTGCTTTTGAGGAACGTAAGATGATGCTAGATAAGATGAGGGAAATTATTCAACAAAAGGATGTATCTGGCGATCTAATTGCTGTTGAGGTCCTATGCTGGACTCTAGAACAGTTAGTTTCTCAGGGCTAACCTACTTGACAAAACCTGCCAAATGCTGTAATATTTATATATGGCAAAGCATAGGGCAGAAAAAGCACGTTGGGTAGATGAACTACGCATACACATTTTTTACTTAAAGAATAAGTGGTATTTTTTTACAAAACCAAAGCTTAAAGCTAAAATTAATACATTCTTAAAGAAGATTGGGAAATAGATGAGCAAAAAAGATGTTTTAGATCATGGATATGTTCGACTTGTAGATGTTCTTGGGAATGACCTCAGTGTAGTAAATGCTGCACGTGTATCATATGACAAAGAGTCACAGGAATTTGAAGATAGAGATGAAAAACTTATTAACTTTCTTATCCGTGAAGGACATATTAGTCCTTTCCGCCATGCAGCACTCACCTTTGAGGTCTATGCACCTCTATTCGTTGCACGACAATGGTGGAAGTATGCAGTCTCAAGCACACATGTAGATGATCAGAATGGATGGAATGAATCTTCACGTAGATATATCACAGAAGAAGAAGAGTTCTATATTCCAAGTGCATCATCTTGGCGTAGCAAGCCTGAGAATAGTAAGCAGGGCAGTGGAGATGCTTTGAATCCTAGCATTGGATTCCACTACACTAATAAACTCAAAGAGGCCATTCATGATGGTGTTGCTCTTTATCACGAAGCTATGAATGATAATGTAGCACCAGAGATTGCACGACTATTTTTGCCAGCATATGCTATGTATGTTCGCTGGCGTTGGACAGTTTCTCTGCAAGGAGTAATGACATTTCTTGACCAGAGGCTAGAGCATGATGCTCAATGGGAAATTCAGCAATATGCCAGGGCAGTAAATGACTTGACAAAAGAAGCATTTCCACGTACAATAGATGTATACAAAAAATTTAAGGAGAACAAATGATTAAGCCATTAGAAGATAAGGTAGTCGTAAAGCCTATCGAAGAGTCTGAAAAGACTAGTGCAAGCGGTCTAATTATCGCTGCAACCGCAGGAGAAAAGCAGACTGAGGCTATTGTAGTTGCAGTTGGTCCAGGATTCACTGCTGGTAATGGGGATAAGGTTACGATTGATCTAAAGCCAGGAGATAGGGTTCTTTACTCTAAGTATGGTGGTACAGAGATTGAGCATAAGCATGAGAAGCTTGTGATTCTTCCGTACCGTGATATCTTTGCTGTTGTGGAGGAATAATGGAAGCAAGACTGATTTGTGAATGGCCAAGTTCATATATTCATGTCACACAAGCATTGCTGGATGATCAAAAGAAACACCAGAGGCGTGTAGCATATAACGAAATTGTCAAAGATTTAGAGTCTGAACTTTATGCTAATAAAAATGAAGACCAATTCTATGCACATGCAATTAAGGCAGTAATCGAACGAATACAGTCTAAGATTTAAAATCTTGGGGCAGTAGTTCAGTAGGTTAGAGCACCACTCTTATAAGGTGGTTGTCGTGGGTTCAAGTCCCACCTGCCCTACCATCTCTCCATAGCTCAGCTGGATAGAGCAACAGACTTCTAATCTGTAGGTCGTAAGTTCGAATCTTACTGGGGAGGCAAATGATATAATGATATATATGGAACCAGTCAATCTATTTAAAAACTTTGTAGATAAAGAAACCGCAAAAGAAATTGTGGATTTCATAGAAAATAATCTACACTTGTTCCACTATAATGAAAGTCGCAAGCGTTATATGATGCGATTTGGTTATGACGAAGAGCTACCAGAGCAAGCCATACGAACAATGTATCCAGTTAAGGATATTTTTCACACACTTAATATTATTTTTGATCAAACACAAAAGCTATTTGATGAAGGAATTTATCTAACGTCATGGTTTTTATCTAAACAGATACCTGGAGCAAAACTGCTGCCACATAAAGATGGGGCAGAGGGAATGAATGATCATCTTGAATATACTGCTATGCTATACCTAAACACGCTAAATGATAATGGATCGATATCGTTTCCAGAATTAAACATGAACATAACTCCAGAACTAGGAGACCTAATAGTTTTTAAATCATTAGAGCATGAACATATGGTACATGATGTTGCAGAAGATAGATATTCATTGCCTATGTGGTTTACGAAGAAGAAAGAGTTGGAATTTGAACGAGAAAATATTTATTAATATAGCTTCTTATAGAGACCCGTCATTGATTAAGACTATCATGAGTGCCCTGGAGCAAGCAGATGAGCCACAGAATTTAGTTTTTGCTATTGGCTCACAATATAAAAAGGGAGAGATTCCAGATTTGTCAATCTTTAATCCAGAACAAGTAAGGGTTAAGCATTTTGGAATTGAAGGAAGGCCTGGACTAACCAGAATTAGATATCTTGTTACTCAACTATTTTATAATAATGAAAAATATTTTTTACAACTAGACTCCCACATGAGATTTGAAAAAGGATGGGATACATACTATAAGAGATCACTAAATAGTCTTGGCGATAAGGTAATCCTTACTGGAGTTACTATTCCTGGAGAGTGGGGAGATGAAGCTGTAATACCAATTCCAGTTGGAAAAATTAGACATTTTAAAAAAGGTATTCTAACTTTAGGAAGAGACATGGAGAATATGCCAATATCTCCAATGGGTGAGGGTGCTTTCTATAAATCATTTTATATCCAGGCTGCAATATTATTTACCTATGGGAAATTTATAAAAGAGGTAGGGTTTGATCCTTATAGCCAGTTCAAGGGTGAGGAAACTGTAATAGCTTGGAAAGCATTTATGTGTGGCTGGGATGTTTATCACACTTCAATTAGATACATACATCATGAACCTGAAGAATATTTTGATAAAATATGGAATGGTGATAGTGCAACACGAACCTATCAGTCAGACGAACATGAGGACAAATCATATATCTCTTTACTATTTCAGAGTTTAGCTTTTGTTTATAATGACTACTCATACTATGCCTTAAAGAATGCTGTGAGAACTCCAAAAGAATGGCTATTTGAGCTGGGGGCAGATGAAGATAAGTATAAAGAAATAAGGGATCATTTTGACGCATATATACACTCAAACCTTGACAGAAGCAATTATGCTATACTTAGAATATGATAGATAATCCTAAATGTACCATTTGTGGTAATGAGAACTTGGTTGAAATCCAATATGGATTCCCAACACCTACCATGGTAGAACGTGCACGTAAAGAGCTAATTGCCCTTGGTGGCTTTAACAATGGTGGATATACCCATTATTGCTATACATGTCATGAGACCCACCCACCTACTGAATGGCCTGAGTAATGTTTGACCCAATCTCTTCATATGAAATAAATGAAAAGCGTGGGTTGATGCAGCAAAAGGTACGTCAAAATAATATGGCAAACTTTTTGCCACCCATTGGTATGGATTTTATTCAGCATAAAGGCGAAGGTAATTATAAAAAGGTTTTTGGATCTGATGATGGTCATAAGGTACTTGGGGTATTCAATGATTTTGGATGCAGAAGCGATGACTTTAAAAAAGATCATGGAGATAAGCTGCATGTGTTATTCGCTGGATGCTCTTTTACATACGGGGAAGGTATGCCGATTGAAACCACATGGTCATATCTAGTAAATAAATACATTAATGAAAATATTGCAGAAACAAGTGGACATTTTAACATTGGCAAAGGTGGGGCTAACTTTGAGACAATCGTCAATCAAATAATTGGTTACATGAATTATGCTGGTAAACCAGATGTAATTTTTATATTGCTTCCAGAAATTGGTAGAGAGTTTTTACACTATATGACTCAGGTCTGGCCAATGAATAAGGATTCTGTGCAGATTCCAGGCCCAGGAGAAGTCCCATCTACATTTAATAATTTACGTGAACGTTTGGTTAATTTCAAATCACTTTGTAATTTAATGGATATAAAGCTTGTTGTCGGATGTTGGGCAATGAACATCGGTAATCATATGACACAAATTGAAAAATATGTTGATCCGTTTAAAGATTTGCCTTTTGACGTTATAGATGTTGCAGGTGGAAGTGCTTGGCTACACTCATTTAGAGAAGATGATCTTGGTCATCCTGAAATTGAAAAAGAAATACTTGATAGCCTAGATATAAATGATCCATTTAGAAAGTTAGTTTATTTGGCATTAGATGATGCACATCCTGGTTTGCTTGGTCATAAAATTATAACTAACTACTTTGTCCAATATTTGGACAAAAGTGATATACTTCACAAAAAATAAACATCACTTGACAACGATTTTAATACCATGCTATACTATATAGTAAGTAGAGACACCCTTAAATAAGGTGTTTTTGCTTTTCTAAAGGAGGAAGCATGATACAACCAGAAAATAATGGTAAGATCGCAGTGATCTTTGCCGTTGTCGTTATGTTGGCTGCTGCTTCAGCAAACGCTAACGCTGCAACACTCACCTCCAGTTCAGGCATTTCACCTACCACATATCATGATGAGGTAACGAAGTATTTGAATGTGAATGTTGCACCTACGCCAAGCCCGTTAGAACAAGCTATAAAAACTGCAACACTTGTTTCTAAAACTAAGTATGATAACAATGACATGCTTACGGCTAGGGAGCTCAAGGCTGTGCTATACAGTGTTGGCTTCCGTGGTAATGATCTAAAAGAGGCATGGGCAGTAGCGATGAAGGAGTCAAATGGGAGACCAATGGCTCACAATCGCAACTCGTCTACTGGAGATAACTCATATGGGATATTCCAGATTAACATGATTGGTTCTTTGGGACAGGACAGACTGGATAAGTTCAATATTAAGAGCTATTCTGATTTGTTTGACCCAGTAACTAATGCTGAAATTGCTTTCTTTATGTCTAATGGAGGCCAAGACTGGTCTGCATGGCATGGGATTACTTCAAAGACTAAAGAGTTAATGAAAGACTTCCCTAGTGATTCATAATTTAATAAAAGAACTCTCGCCTCATCCAGAAAAGTTTTGGATAAATCTTGAAACTCAGAACCTTCTGGGTGGGGCGAAGTTCCTCGGAACAACGAACCAGACAATTGAAATTAAGTTTGAAGACATTCAGCGTAATCCTTTTGATTACGAAGATCCAGAGACTGTTTTGCATGTTAAGATGATTAGATATATAGTTGATTCTAGATTATCTGAGTTTGCGAAATTAGATGATATTGACAAATTAGTTATACACAGGGTGGTTGACCCAGATAGCTTTGAGTTTGATTACAAACACTATTGGCTATTCTTTCCAGCAACTAATGCACTTGCTGCTTCTATGCATCTTCCGCCAGATAAAAGGGTTTTAGAAACTAGCCCAATCTTTATGGCAATTGTATTTAAATAGTTGCCCATTTAATAATGTTACATTGACCATGAGAAGGTCGAACATTATCAATTGTATCTGTACCACCCTTAGATAGTGGAAATACATGGTCAATATGTAGTGACTTTTCCCAACCATTCTTTCCGCACTGTCGTGGGGCATCAAGATCAATCAAGCCAAGACAGATATGACATCTATACCCATACATCTCTACAACCTGTATATCAGAATATAGGCCCACTTCACCCTTGTATCTTCTACCACGCCTATTTCCACCTGGTGTACGCTGTCTCCAGGCCCTTCTAAGGACGTTAATCTCTTTATTGCGTTCAACTCTTTGAAGCTTCCAGTGGGCCCTCATAGCCTCTCTACAGGGCTCACACGGCTCTTCCTGTAGCTTTCGGGTATGCTTATTGTAGCCACTCATAGTGCCACATATAGTTAGATTAGTTGTCATTACAAACTGCACAAGATTTGCTTCCGCAATCCTGGCATTCATGCCTATCTGAACTTAGTTTATTAATGATTTGTGGATCAGTGTAGTCAAAATTAAAAGTGATGCATGCAACATGTTCTCCACGCATACCAAGCATCCATGCAACGGCATTCAACACCTTGCTTTTCCATTTTGGCATGTTCAAAATTGTCATAGAATTACTCATAGATACATTATCTCACATTTGCATGTTTTTTGTCAAGATGATATAATTAATACATGGATATTTATGAAGAAATTGGCAAGGTATTGTTTAAAATAGGTCAAGATATAGATATTCATAAAATGCCAGACGGCAACCTCATCCTAGATATTAGCTATGATGACTACATTGAAGAAATAGTTAGTCTTTTTGATGACTATGTTGATTCCCTGACGATAGAAGAGTAATGGTACACTTAACCAAAATTTACACCAAGACTGGTGATACTGGATATACCACGTTGGCAAACAATGAACGTGTAAAAAAGACACGAATGATTGTTTCAGCCATTGGTACAGTAGATGAAGCAAACTCTGCGATAGGTGCATATGAGCATCACAGCGACATTACAGACAGAATTCAAAACGATCTATTTGATCTTGGTGCTGAACTAGCAGGGGCAACTACTGTAAGTATTGGTCAAGATAGAATCGATTGGCTTGAAAATATTTGCGATGATATGAATGAACATTTAGAGCCATTGCATTCATTTGTATTACCAACTGGAATGCTACACCATGCAAGAACAGTTATTCGTAGAGCTGAGAGAGAGGTTCTGCAACTAATTGAGTCTAATGGTTTAGAAGAATATAACGAATTGATACCAATTTACCTAAATAGGCTTTCTGATTTGCTTTTTATCATGGCTAGGTATTATAATAGAGGTAATGAAAAACTATGGAAGCCGATGGGACAAAATGAAAAAGATTAATAAGGTAACTGCAGCACTGATTATTGGTGCAGTAGCATTTGTTGGATATAATGCAGTTGGTACTCAAACAAAGAGTAACTGTGTTAGCGTACATGTAGATTTTGGTGCACTAGATTCTAATAAGATAGTTGAGTCTTGCATCTCTGCAAAAGATCATACTAATGCACTAAAAATTCTTGAGCAGGCAAACCTAAAGATTGCTGGTACAGATAAGTATGGACTACAAATTGTATGTCGTGTAAACAATCTTCCTGGACCTAAGATCGAAAAGTGTAAGACAATGCCACCAGAAAATGCATATTGGGCTGTCATTGTAAAAAATAATGAGTCATTCAACCACAAGTGGGGATGGGCTCAGACTGGAATTTCTGATGTATACTTGAATCCAGGAGACTCTCTGGGTCTAGTGTTTATTGAAAATGAGGAAATGAGATGGCCGAATTAGCCGTAGAACAAATTGACTCCGCTCAAGTATTGGCGGTATTAGATGGTATTGAGCGTAGAGCTACTATGTACTCTATGCTTAATGCATTTCTTAATGTAGCAATACCTATTGCATCTATTTATTTATTCAATGAGGTGTCTACATATATCTGGAGAATGCTTACCTGTCCATGCTAAAGTTTCACTGGATGCAACGTTTCAATTGGCAGAATTCCATGGATGGCATGAATATCATGGCACAAACACTAGAAAATGCTGGTGTTGTGTCTGTACTATTGCCATATGGTTCAGCAAGTCCTGAGTATACTCCTTGGATTCCGTCCATGTGTGCTAATACTAGGAAAATTAAATTCATGCTTGCAATCAGGCCATATGCTATAACTCCTGAATTTGCTGCCAAGCTTTTCAAAACATACTATTTTACACAGCTATTTAGAGACAGAGTTACTCTAAACATTGTTGCTGGTATTTTAAATGGTGATGAAAAAGAGTACACATTCAAGCATTACCCATATGATGTTAGCTATATTGAAGATATAGATAAGAGAATTGATCTTGCAAGACGATGGGCAGAAAGCTTTAGAAATATTATTAATGATAATCCAGAACATGTATGGAAAGCACCAGATATTTATACAATAGCAGACTCTCCAATAACTGTAGATCTTGCTAATGATTTCTGTGATTTTGCAATTTGTAATCTACATAGAGCAGAATATAATCGTGAACACCTAAAGAAAGATGTTAAATCTGTAATCGTTATTGACCCACTGATTGTTGAGGAGGGCGAGAAGATCGAATATCTTTGGCATCCTACATGGTTTGATGAGAATAAAGTGGAAGATAGGAAGCAGCGACATGAGATCAATGGCACATATGAAGAAGTTAAACAACAAATTATCAATCTGGCCCTGGAGCATAACACAAATGAGTTTTTAATTCATACTGATCAAAAAGATATTTCAAAACTTCTTAAGCTAGTTAAAGAACTTACCGAGCTTGAGCCAAAGGAGCTTGCATGAAGCATCTAGACCTACATCCAGGGAATCCAGATTTCTATTGGTTTGATGAGGAACTGCAGAAACCGATGAATGCATTATGGATAAACACTTCTAACGATAGTAGATTGGACATTTTTAAATATAATCATGCAGAACATATTCAAGATGATATCAATGCCGTTAAAATATCTGATGGCATAAATGGTTTTGAAATTTCTGACTATCATACAAGTATAGATAATATTCCAACTAGAGATAGCAAATTAGCATTTTCTAATAATAAAAAAAATATTCTATTTGCTGGTTGTTCAATGACATATGGTTCTGGACTTGAGGTAGGTGAACGATGGGTTGACATCGTATTTGACAAGATAAATTACCTTAATGAATATTCTGGATTATTTAATTTAGCTCAGCCAGGGGATTCTATGCAAACACAGGTAGGATATATATTCGAATACTGTGCCAAGTATGGCATTCCAGATATGATAATGTTTAATGTGCCAGATTTCTGGAGGCTTAAAATAGATAATTTTGTATATAAGATTTATGCAGATAGCCACTCTGAATATAACCAAGATGCTCTAGCTAAACTATTAGTTAATCTAAATGCACACTATTATGGATTATTAGAAAATTTCTGCAAGATTAATGGGATTAAGCTGATCTCTTTTTCATGGGATAGCGTATCAAACAATGCCTTGAAAAAGTACAAAAGCTTTAATTATATAGATAATCATATCTTTGAAAAACTTATCTTCAAGCACAGAGACAGCGGTCCATATTCTCTATCAGCAAGAGATAATCTACATCCTGGAGTGTCTATGCACAAGGCATGGGCAGAAATTATTTACGAGGTATATAAATATGAAAACAGCAATCGTAACCTCTTTTGATAGTAACTACATGATGCCCTCACAGGTATCTTTGAAGTCGTTATCTGAGAATTATCACGGGGAATCGAAACTAGACGTAATATGTCTAGTAGAACCTAACCTATTAGACAAACAAGAGGCATATATAAAGCAACTAGATGCTGATAACTTAAATATTGAGTTTAGATGTTCTCCAAAGTATCTTGATATGGTTAAAAATGGTAATGCTCATGGCTCAATGTATATTACTCCTGGGTGTAATCATAGAATCTATCTTGGATCAACTCTTCCAGACTATGATAAGGCCATCTATATTGATCCAGATACCTTAGTTCTTAGAGATATCTCTATGCTGCTTGACTACCCACTTAGAAATAAACTACTTGCAATTGTAGAGCTAAACGCTGAGAATGTTCGTATGTTCTCAACAACCGATAGACCATACTTTAATAATGGTGTATTCATTGCAGACCTGAACTACTGGAGAGAGTCTGGTGCAGAAGAAATAATGAATGATTTTACTATTAAGTATGGACCAACCTTATGCCCAGAACAAGATGCTATGAACTTTGCCTTTATTGATGTCTGGTCTCCGCTTCCCTACTCGTTTAATACATTCCACTATTGGATTATCAGTGATAAGATGGATCAATTTACTAATCATAATCGTGACCCATTAATTATTCATTTCGTCGGGCCAGATAAGCCGTGGTATGCCAACAACAGCGAGTGGGAGCGTAGATGGCATGATACATATAAGAGATTATTTAAGCTCGGCGGTAAATAAGAAAGCAATCCAAGCCAAAGGCTTGACAAATTCTCCCATCCGTGGCATAATAGATATATGAAACCAGATTGCACAAACTGCCATGAAGGCAATTGCTACCACATTGAAGAAAGTAAAGAGATTGCAAGAGAAGAAGCAATGTTCTTCGAACTAGAGAGAAGGAATAACCTTGTCTAACCTAGACGATGACCTAATCATTCCCCTAGAGCACACAAATAAGTTCTTTAGGGTAATGCATGCTACTAGTAAATGTGTAGGAGACTACTGCACTATCCATAATCGCTCTAACCACAAGATGAGGGCTTTCCCACAATCCTGGCGTGGTGATAGAGGGCTTATGGAAAGGATTTGCCCACATGGTGTGGGACATCCTGACCCTGATGAAATTAACTTAGATAAGAATGGACGTGGAGTACATGGCTGTGACGGATGCTGTAGATAGACCTAGATACATAATCAAGGTGCATAGAAATTGGAAGTATGGTCCAAGAGCTAGATTCTGGGATATCCAGGAATGGAAACAGATGGGTAAAAATCCAGAGGATGGATACTGGGGAAATGCCTGTAGAGGTGGTTTAGCGTATACAAATTGGGGTATGTGGAGAGCCATCA